TCGCTATGCGAATAAGTTCACTTTTCTTGGTCTTAGGGTCAAACAGTAAATCGTAATTTCTGTCACCCAGTATAACCTTACCCTGCTCAGGTGCCACAGACACTCTAGAATTTACCTGCGGTGGTGTTGGAACTGTGTTTTGGGGTATCGCTCCGATCAGGTCCTTATTGGTCATGGTACCAGACTTTCTCACTGCGGGGATAAATTCACCTTTCCTGATCTGCTTCGGTTTAGGTTTAGTAATCACAGTTACCTTAGGGGTCGGCGCTGCTGTGGGAGACGACACTGCTGCGGAGAGTTTAACAGGTTCAGATATATTCAAAAACTGGAGACGTTTAAGAATCGCATCGACGAGCTGACTTTTAGTCAATGTGTCAACTTTTTTTATGTTGACCTTTTCAGCCAGTCGTTTCAGAACTGCCCTACTCGATGTTTTATCGAACAATTTATCATATTCACCTGACGTAAATGGTGACTTCTTATCGAGTAAGTACGAACGGTCCCTGGTGAGAACCAAAGGTGGTAATGGCAGTTTTCCTGTCTTTATATCGGTGAATACTTCGCATATATTCCTTTTTGTTAGTTTGGTCTTTTTTCCGGTTTTGATTTTAACAACATTCCGGAGAACTTTGACACTCGTGCTCGGTTTACACGGGTCTTTCATATATTTTAAACTAACAAAAAAAATAAGTTATATCAATGTGTATCCCAAATTGTATAATTTTATCTTCTCCTCATAACTCATGTTGAAATTGAATACATTTGTATCTCCCACATTTATCTCCATCACGTGGATGGGGCGGGTATCCTCAATTCTATTTGATAACGTCGAACGAATCAATGTTTCAATGAATTGTCTTGGGGTATCTATAGTTTCTTGATAAATCTTATCCATCTTAATTTTTATACACGTCACTTCGTGAGGTTTTTTGTCTAAGAATGGTGTGAGCGGATACTGTTCTTTTGTCCCACCGTCTACGTAGGTTTCGTTATTGTATCGCCCGCATGCGAATATAAATGGAACTGCCATACTCATGCAAACAGCGTCTATTACCTTCATATCGGGGTACGTATCTCTGGAGAAATATACCGTCTCTCCACTGTTCATACAAAACGCTGAAATATATACTTTCATATCAAGGTCTTTAAACGCTGGATCCGAGCCGCATATGTCCACTAACTTTTTACGTATAGGGGTCATATCAACGAATCCAAACGTGGTAAAGAACGAACTCAATCGTATTTTAACGAATCTGGATATGTCAAGTGATAATGATATATCAAGAATTTCATCTATCGTCATACCCATCGCTATAAATAAAGCTAATATCGCACCCGCAGAAGACCCTGAAATTTGTTCAACTTCAATCAGTTTGGATTCAACAGCCTTCAAGGCGCCAATTAATGAAAATATACCCATGGACGCCGGTCCGAGAATAAGGTATTTCATCCTCCTATCTAGTAGAACTGAGGAAATTGGCGTCGTAATATCGCAAATACCAAGGCGTACACGATCACGTGTACTGCGACAGCTTCTACACTCGTCTGCCCGGAACCGAAGAGACCCCCGGACTTGGGGGGAATTGTCAACAAGATACCGGGGCTTAGTAATATAAAGAGGGTAGTTGTCACGATGAGATCGGTCTTTGTGAGTACAATGCCCATAGACTTGGCGATGAGACTGTACACGAGAAAGAATACAAGAGCGTGGAAAAACACGGACATTTGACTCGTTTCTCGCTTCATGAACGACACACTGGATCCGTCGGCGGTCAGGAGAACACCGGGACTGAGCGCCAAAAAAAGTGCGGCTGGGATGACTACTTTTGGGGAAGTGACGTTAGGGATCATTTACTATAAACCCATATAATTTTTAGCAAAGTCGACAAAGTGATAGAAGGTGGCACCCCGCATCATTTCTTCGTGAAGTCCGTTATCGTTGATAATCCTCCTTATTCTTTTCCAGATGTAATGAAGAAGATCCTCATTTTCGGATACGACATGGTCATGGTACGAATCGTGTTCAATGTAGCAAAATTCTACAAAGTCACAGAACTCTCCACTGGGTTCGATATGAGCGTCATAGAGGATTGTCCTGATATTATTCCACATGTGCCATAGTTCTTCTGAGTATTCGACTTCCCAGTCTTCGATATTCAGAGGAGTGTGTTCGTCATTGAACTCGTCGTCATCACTGACGTCGGGATCAAATCCATTAGTGGCTTCGTATACGTATTGGTTCCAAACCATGGTTACTTACTTATTTTCCTTCTCGGGCTTATCTTTTATACCGGTTAACGAGATGGAGGTTGTTTCCTTTACTTTAAGCCCATCATTAATGGCATTTAAGGCACCTTCGACCCTTGCTTCGTCACCACCAAAAAATTTCAAAAGTCCGTCCCTAATGGCATCCTTATTGATACCCCCCTTACGGACAGATTTGCGAATACTGATTTTACCTTTCCTGAGGTTAATGGTATCAATACCCTGCTCAACCATGTGCTTCTTCACAGTTTCCTTGAGACGTTTCTCTTCCTGATTGAGGATTTTGATATCAGCTTTCGCTTCAGAAAGTTGCTTAGTTAGTTCGACAAGTTTGGAAACATTCACAGAAAGATCGGCTCCAACAGACGTCATTATATGTAGTATTTGCATAATCTTTAAGCACACAAACTACGCTGCATCATATCAGGAACAATAGTGGAGTTGTTCCACACGAAAGGCTCCTTGGCGTTGGGGGGGTCCGCCCTGATCTGCTGGTTAGCGTTGCGGAGCGCACCACCGACCGTTTCGGGGAACCCAACCTGGGCACGGGGTTCGAGGAAGTTCTGACCCTTGAGTATGTCTTCTGGGGCAAACTGCCCAAAGTCCTCGGCGGAGGCAACCTCGCGGGGAAGGAGAGAGGAGGCGAGACCTGTACCCTTATTCATACCACCATTCACGGGAGCGGCGGCTGGGCCGATGGCCGATCCACTGCCGAAGCCAACGTACTCACGCTCGTTGATGGAATATTTGGAAGTAGTGTTGAGGGTAGTGAGTAAGTAGATAACGACGGCAATGGCCACGAGAGTAAGTATCTTAGACTGGTGACGCTTGAACATATTAGCAATCATCTTTATATAGTAGTAACAAATTTTTTTATTGGTCGTCATCGACAAAGGCATATTCATCTGGGTATGTATCAACGATCGGCTCTGGATGAAGTCTGACCTGGACAAGATTCCAAGTACATCCAAATGTCTTCTTGGCGAACCATAGATCTGAAAATTCAAGAATCACGTCACATGATTGATCCTTCTGAAGAGTTTCAAAATCTACAGTCTCCTGCTGGGAATTGAAAACCTTGGTAACATCGATACGGTCACAGCTGATCTGGTCACTGGGCGCACTGGTGGTATACGCTCCCCTGATAACATCCTCCGACAACTCCTTACCGAACCAGTCCGTGGCATTCTCATGAGCTGCCGAAATGTTTGCGTGATCAATCGCTCTGATCTTCTCAGCATTGACATCGGAAACGAGGTCGATAACGATATCGTCGGAGATGTCGGCAATCTTAACGCCGTTCAACTGGACAAAAACTTTACGCTTGTTGTCGTTACGAACCTTCACGGAGCGGAAACCATCTTCATTCTTGGTAAGTGTATCAAAAATCATTTATACTCTAATTGTGTATCATTTCTTTAACCCAACAAAAGGTATAGCAGCTGCTTTATCTAGAATTGTTTTAGGTAGCCAGCTATTCCTGTTTCTCCTGTATCCGTACAACGTCTTTTCGATGTTGACATTTTTGCCAAACTTTTGCGCATCCTTGGGCCTGTAATTTTGTTCATTTTTCACATACGCGTTGTTATTCACATTTACCCATTTGAGTTTATTCACGTTAAATCGTTTACTTCCTGATGACTTTTCATAATTATTTCCTACGAGTGTACCCGGTGTGATCGTTTTAATACCATGTACGAGTTGCTTAGACAGGCGATCCTTCAATGGTTCCGTTGTAAATTTCGAATAGTTGCGTGGGTTAACTCTGGAAGCCTTATTGATACTAACGGTCGCTGTCTTCACATGTTTCAACCTAGGTACCTTTCTGATTTTAGGTTGAACCTTTTTGAATATTTCGTCGATGGAATCCGTCGCACTGACATTCTTATTAAACATCTTACCGAGTTTTACGAGACGCTTACGATCCTTTTCCTTCTTTGTCGGACGCAATTTAAGTTTATGCATGAGGTATATGTCATCGATTAAAAACTCTTTACTCGCAACGAAAATACTATTATTCACGATCATCTTCCCTGTGTTCGCATTACGGTAGGTAATACCCTTCTTCCGTGTTAAAGCGACATCGGAACCAAACTCGTCTGGTCGCATGAAAGGAATATCTAAAATGCCTCCCAGCGTGAAATCTCGAATTTTACCCGTTTTAGGGGAGAAATACCGAATGTTGAGATCCAACGCAAACAACTCTACGTCAATAAACACATCACCCTTACCTGGGTTATTGTTGTTTCTCGTTTGCTTCTT